AATGGACAATGACGCTAAGGGCGTTAATGCTGCAAAGTACCTCGCTGAGAAAGGCTACCTTCCTAAAAGGGGTCGTCCTTCCAAAGAAGAAGTGGAACGTGAACGTAAGGTTCAAGCGGGGGTCAATAAAGAACTTGAGTCTGATATGGAACGTATTGGTTTAAAGATTGTCAATGGAGGTAAAGAGTAACTATGATGAATTTCCCAGATCAAGATACTTTCATAGCTTACTGTATTACTAAGAGCTATCCTAAACAATACAACGATGGTTTGAAGAAAGCTCTTGAAACAGATCTAGGTGTCACTGGTAAATCTTTACCTGATCTTATGAGATTGTACTACACCACTAACGGTGCTAATTACCTCTACCCATAATCATGCCATTCACTACTAACGGTAAAAGAGATTATAAAAAAGAACTAGCTTGGGAGAAATCATCTAAACCAAGTAGAGTAAAGGATCGTGCTAAACGAAACCAAGCTCGTAAGATGTCAGGACTCAAAGTGGGTGACAGTCGTCAAGTAGATCACAAGAAACCACTTGTCAATGGTGGTACTAATGCTCGTAGTAATCTTCGAGTTGTATCCGCTAAATCAAATTTAACAAAAGAAGCAATGAGGAAAAAACGTAATGGCTAAAATAACACTACCTACCATATCGTCTGGTTATGCTACCACCACGCAACTTAACAATGCGTTTGATGCTCTAGAAGCAGAATTACAAAATAAGGTTCTATATCGAGATAATCCAGCTGGTGAACCAAACCAAATGGAAAAAGACATTGACATGAATAGCAACAAGCTAACCAATGTTGGTGGGATTGAAGTAGGAGGTGTTGATTACCTAGCAAGTATGCAAACTGTATACAACAACTATGTAAGCATCACACAAAAAGTAACAGTAAGTACAAGTTCTCCATCAGGTGGTGCGAATGGAGATATTTGGTTTAAAGTTAGTTCTTAATTAAAGGGGAAATACATGGCAGCATTATCAAATTACGCAGAAAAGTTATTGCTCGATTGGTCAATGACAACAGGTTCTGCAACACGTCCTACAGCATGGTACGTTGCACTTTACACTGCAGCACCATCTGATTCAGGTGGTGGTACAGAAGTTTCTACTGGTGGCTATGCACGTCAGTCAGTTACATTTGACGCAGCATCAAGCCCAGGTGGTACAACTTCAAATAACAACACAGTAAGCTTCACAGCTTCAGGTGCAAGTTATGGTACAGTATCTCACATAGGTATCTTTGATAACGTATCTGGTGGTAATTTACTATGGCATGGTTCTATGACAGCATCTAAAACTGTAGCTGATGGTGATACACTTGAATTCTCAATTGGCAATATTGACTTAACAATAGCTTAATAACATGGCTGATGGCTTTCGTGTTCTTGAGAATGGTGATTCTCGCATATCGGAAGCCGATGAGTTTCGAGTTACCGAGGGATACTTCTGGGATGGACCTCGAATTACAGAGGCAAGTGATCCTAGAATAACGGAAGCAGATGTCTTCCGAGTCACAGAGAAGTTTATTGAAGGTGAATCTAGCTTTACAGGAACAGGTTCACTAAGTGTAGCAGGACAATTAACACTACAAGCATACTGGGATAATGGTAGTGAAGCTTTCTTTAATGTCACACCACTTAAGAGATTATATGGCATAGCTCCGTTAAATGGAGTAGGTACACTTACAAACGATGGTGTCCTTACTATGCAAGTAAGTACTAGCCTTAATGGAACTGGATCTATATCCTCTAGTGCTCTTGTAGGTAAATTTGGGCTTGCTAATTTTAGTGCTATAGGTAGTTTAAACGTAATACCTACTGCTACTTTTGATGGTAGTTGTTCAATGGCTGCTACAGCTTCTAAACTATCTGAGAACATTGGTAAGTTTACTGGAGCTACACACAACTTTGATGGTGTAGCAAATTTAAGTGTAAGTGCAGATGTTAAAGGTTATAGATCATCTAGTTTAACTGCAACTGGATCCATTGTCATAGATCCAACACTAGTATCAAGTGGATTATCTTCACTTAATGGTACTGGTAGTTTAGCTAGCACTGGACTAAAAACAATGTATGCTGCTACAAGTTTAACAGCAGCAGGTTCAGTAAGCTCAGTACCACTTAGAATTATTGGATTTAGTACTTCACTTACAGGTACAGGTACATTAGCAGCTGATGGAACAGAAACAGATTTTAGTTCTACCATGTACTATAGAACTGGTGGCGTTTGGAAAGAAACTATACCTTACGTTAAACGATCTGGAACTTGGTCTACACCAGTAGCAGTGTATAAAAATATTAGTGGTTCATGGAAGAGGGTATACTAAATGCCTTTAATTCAATACGGACAATTTGAACCTATAGCAACAGAAACAATTCGTATTACTGAAGCAAATGATACTCGTATTACTGAAGCTGGTGATACTAGAATTACTAATGATATAGCAAGTAATGCAGCAGATAGTTCTTTAGTAGCAGCAGGTACACTAATCCCATTTGCTAAAGAAGCTTACTATCATTACAGTGGATCTTGGAAACCCACGGACATTTATGTTAAGTGGGATGGAAATTGGACAACTAACTTTATTATATATAAAAACATCAGTGGAATTTGGAAGAGGAGTTACTAAATGGCAAATGTAAAAATATCAGGATTAACCGCAGCAGGATCAGTTGTTGGGGCAAACGAGTTTGAGATTAATGAAGCAGGTACCTCTAAAAAGGCTACTGGTGCCCAAATCTTAGCTTATGTAAAAGCAAACACAGCACCAGGAGACATTGGAGCAGCAGTAGCAGATGCTGATATTGCTTATGTTGATGTAGATCAAACTTGGAGTGGAGCTCAACGTGGTACAGTGACTACCGACAACGATGGTTCATTCGACATGAACGTCACTAACAACTTCTCATGCACACCTACAGGCACAATCACACTTACATTCACAAATATTACAGCAGGTCAATCAGGCTATGTACTATTAGTAAATCCTAGTGCTTATGCTGTAAGTGCAGCAGCAACTACTAAGGTAAACACATCATTCTTAGCTACAGTATCAGCAGCAGGCACATACTTACTGTCATATTTTTCTAATGGCACTAATGTATATGTAACTACTGGTGGAGCAATGGCTTAACAATGTATCATTATACTTATAGACTAACTTTAAGTAATAATACTGATAGTAAAAAATACTATATAGGTGCTAGGTCTTGCACAGAACATCCAACAAAAGATAGTTATTTTGGCTCATGTAAAACTTTACTAGCATGGATAAAGGAATATGGAGCTGAAGGTATTGTAAAAGAAATACTAGCTATTTATGGCAAAAGACAAGATGCCATAGAGCATGAAATAAACTTACATAATTATTTTGATGTAGCTAAAAATGTAGAGTTTTGGAATAAAGCTAAACAAACTTCAGTTGGTTTTGATACTTCAGGGACTCATATACCTAAATCAGAAGAGCATAAAAGAAAAATAGGCTTAGCTCATAAAGGGCGTATTGTTTCTGAAGAACAAAAAGCAAAGCAAAGTCAAACAATGACAGGTCGTAAAAAAACTCAAGAACAAATTGAAAAACAAAGAAATTCTATGTTTGGTAAAAAACATTCTGAAGAGACTAAAGTTAAAATATCTTTATCTAATAAAGGTAAAAAATGTTCTGATAAACAAAAAGAAAGTATTAGTAAAATGATGCGTGGTATGGTGATATGCTTTGATATGGAACAAAAAAAGTCTGTAAAAATACCAAAAGAAGAATATCATTCTAATAAAAATAAATATAAAAACAATTATTCTAAAGAAGTCAGAGGACTAGAAAGTAAATGAGCTTACTACAAAATTCAAACGCAATATCAAGTGGTTCATATGATATAAACAACTCACTTCGCTTTAGAGCTAGTGCTAATGGTTATTTACAAAGAACCCCATCTGTTTCAGGAAATAGAAAAACATGGACATGGAGTAGTTGGGTTAAATTAGGAACATATCTTACAACTTCTAATAACCTTGAATTATTTAGCACATACGGCGGTAGTGGCTCAGCATTTTCTGGAATTAGATTTGATTATAATTCAGGAGATTGCAATCTTATTGCATTTGATTGGACAGGTGCAGCTTTAACATGGGCTGTGAAAACCACACAAGCATTTAGAGATTTTTCATCTTGGTATCATATTGTAGTAGCTGTTGATACAACCCAAGCTACTGCATCTAATAGAGTAAAAATTTATG